ACTACCTACCTTGATTGCTCTGCCAGCTCCATCAAACTCGACAATTGTAATTACCTTACCAGTTGCCGCAGTTACCTCTGCATTGGTAGTGATCGTGGTGTATCCGGTATTCTTATCGCCACAAGCTACGCTTGCAACTTTACCAGCTACCTTATAGCCGAATGTGGTTCCAGTTGCTTCTCCGCCAGTGAAGTCAATGTTAGTATCACCAGATGCAGTACCTGCAACTGACGTTACCGCTGAAGCTCCAAGTTCAGTGTTGGCGTAGTCAACCGGGAATGTGCTTGAAGTAGCTGCATCAGTATTGTCAAAGCTTACAACAACAAAGGCTTCCCCGAATACAGGCATTCCGTCATATCTCGCATATCCTCTGAAACCGGTCTGCATTTCTTTGAACTTAACATGTTCAGATGAATCAATTTTTGCACCAGCACGTTCTGCCAGTAAGAATACCGATCCGAATCCTCCGATGATTTCGTTGAGTTGATGGAATTGTGTCGGAATGTAGCCTTTGTCGAAATCCGTTTTCGTTGGATCGGATCGAGCATCAATCTCGGATTGGAGGACGTCGAAGGCTTCGCTGATGTGTGTCGGATCTTTCATACGCACCTGGTTGATTTCGGTGATTTCGGTTATTGCCTTTGCAATGATCTCCGCTGGCGGGTATGCCTCATCGTTCGAGTCGCGTAGTAATTCGGTTGTGATGTGAATGAGTTTGCGGTATTGCGATTTTTCCGCCACGATCTTGGCGTAATAAAGCAATGGCCCCGATGGTCCGATCTCGTTGATTTCAAAGATTCTGGCAAGGAACAAAGCTGTCACATCTTGTTCGAGCTTTTGCTTTTGGAGTTCATGGTAGACCGCGACTAGTTCGATTGGAAGACTCAGTTTGAGCATCGCCACGAGCATCGTGTAAAGTTTCTGGTGGTGGTCGAAGAAGAAATCATCTGTCCTTAAAACTTTCTGCACGTCGAAAATCGACGATGGAAAGCGTAGCATCGTACCGAGGATGTACATTTCGGCTTCCGCGTTCTGCGGTGGTGGTTTGTCGTCAAGGATCATGTTCGCTCCTCGCGTGGGACGTACTCAGGGGTTGGTGCGTCTCCAAACGGCTTATCTGTTTTGCCTGGGTTAATCCGAATCAGGTAAATGTGATTCTGAATCTCACCAATGGTCGGAATCTTCCGGCCCGCCTTTCTCCCCCAATCACAAAGCTTGCAAAGGTCCCTAGCGAATCTCCGAACGTCGTCCGGCGTGTATGGCGGTGTCGCCTCGACGAGAATTGCAGCGACCTTGGCGATATGCCCAGCGTTGACCTTAACATCCGCACCAGTCACCTCCGCGATAGCATCGAAGAGAGGATTGCGTTCCCGCTTTTTCCTCTCTCTCTTCGGCTTTGCCGAAATAGTTTCGTCTGGACTGGACTGGATAGGACAGGTAGGAGCTTGCTCAGTGGCAGTCGCAGGCACGTTAGGAGCGTTGATACGAGGCTCCTTAGGAGGCTCCTTAGGACCGTCCTTAGGAGAAGTGTGGATATGTGCGAATTTCTTCCCATACTTGACCATATTCCCTTTTACCCACGTCGGGCAGTGCTCTTCCCAATCATGGATGATCAGACGATTTACCGGGCAAACATCGAAGAACCGAATCGCTATCATTGCCTCAACAAATTCATCGGCGTCGCCGTCCCACTCGATCCCGGCCGCTATATCCTCGTTGGATAGTTTGCCGATGTTCCCGCCCGGCGAGTTGAGTTGTGTGAATAACCAAATGGATTCGAGCACGCCAACGGCCTGCCAGTGGCATAGCTTTAAACGCCGTTTGAGTTTCGCGAACTTAATGCTTTGAGTGGTCGAGGGCTTCACGGGTGATTCCATCCACAGTGTTTATCTGAGTTGTACTGACAGTATTATAGTAGATTCTTCTATCTAATGTCAATGTGGTATTTCGCAAAGCCGAATCAGTTTGGCGATTGGTAGCGGGATGTCTTTCTTGCGGTTGAATGTTGCCTCGTAGGACACAACCGTCCGCAGGTTCAGCCCTAGCAATTCCGCAAACTCCGCCTGGGTCATGCGGAACGTGCCGACGCGGTACGATCTGAAGTCATCCCCGGTCATGGCGTCCGGGTGGCGTTTAGGTTTCATACGGATACCTCTTCGATATTGCTTTGTAGAACACGGATAACGCGGTCTACAGCGAACGCGTATGCGAGTGTTATAACGTCGTTGCCGTCCTCTTGGTGTCGATGTAGCCGCTCTAACGCGGCCTGTTGTTCGTTGGTCATGTTCCTTCTCCATAGAGTTTAGTAACGTCCGCCAGTTTCTTTTCCGCCAGTTCGACGCCTTCGCAAGCCGCCTCGTATCGTATCCGCCGCTGGTGGCTTTGCAATTGGCAATACCGCGTATACGCTTCGGACCTGGCCCGTATCGCGTCCGCGAGCCTGGATTGGCAACGGGAGATTGCGGCACGTTTCGCGGTTGCGGTGAGAGGTACGGTCAAAGCACACCCCCGATACACTTCTCGCACGTCAACCCGTATTTGGTTATCCCGTCAATGCAATCAGGGCAATCTACATGCTCGTATCCGCCGTCATCCAGCAAGAGGTCGAGTTGATCCTCAAGACAGTCCGCCGATTCGAGTTCATCGGTCAGGTCGGTTTCGTCGTCTGGCGTGTTCATTCCATGGTCTCCGATTCGTCGCCGATCAGGTCAAGCAAAGACGACTCTTTGTCGATGTGCGATTCGTCAATGTTTTCAAGGTTCCGTTTGGCCTGTCGGTAGTACGTCGGTTTCAGTTCGATTCCGACTCCCTTGCGATTGTTGAGAACCGCCCCGAACACCTCGGACCCGACACCCATAAACGGTGTCAACACGACTTCGCCGGGGTTGCTCCACATGACGCAGGCCCGCTCGATAACATCAAGCTGCAGCGGGTGGACGTGGCGTTCGTCGTCATGCTCTTTCGATTCACGGAACGGCAATACGCCATGATCACCACGCTTTCCGGTCTTGCCGCGAATGTCGTCCCAGATGCCGGAAGCGTAGTGCCTCCATATCCAGTGAGAGTATCGGTTCTCGGTCTGCTTGCCCTTCCAGCCTCGATATCGGTGCAGTTCTTTCGGGATCTCCCGCTCGCCCGCGTAACGATGGAACCCGTGTTCGTGCGTAACCGGGACTGGATTCTCGCCCTTCTTGCGGAATGGTATCAGGTAGTCACACGCAGCGATATTTGTTTTGGTCGCATCCTCACAGATTTGCCGATGTGCCAATGCCTTAGTCATCGTGCGATTGCGGACGGATAACGGCTCATTCCAGATCGTGATTCGCGGCAGGTATTGAAATCCGATCTTCTCGTGAAGCCGGATGATGTCACCGGGGAAGTCGATGTATGAACAGATATTTGCACCGTTGCGGGGAATATCCATACAGTGTACCGCCGTGATTCTGCCCGGCATTGTTGCCCGGTACAGTTCGCTCACGATGAATTCGTAATGCTCGAAAAATTCCTTGTATGACCGGCAGTTTGATAAGTCACGGTCGGACGATGAGTATTGATACAGACAACCGCCGCCATCCGTTGCGAACGGTGGCGAGTAGATCGACAGGTGGACCGATTCGTCGGGAATCGTGGGCAATACCTCGCACGAGTCGCCGTTGTAAATCGCGTATCGGTCCGTTAGCTCTTGCTCGATGATAGCCATCCTGGTAACTCCTGTGTGTTGGTTCCATACTTGGAACTGGTGATGCGGTTGGATTCGTTCATGTTGCGGACGAGTTCGACGAACATGAGTTCAGCCGCCGCCGCTTTCTTTTTGTAGTTGGCTAAGACCTTCGCCCCGCCATCGGTTGTGACCATATCGACGATCACATTTTCCTTTTGTCCGAATCGTCGGCACCGTGCGATGCCCTGATAAATCTGCTCGTATGAGTGCGACGGGAAGAAGGTCTCATGGTGGCAGTGCTGCCAGTTCAACCCCCACGCTCCGATCTTCGGCTTGATAACGATTCTCTTGACCTGCCCCGTGGTGAATGCGGTCATCTTCTCTTCTTTCTCTTCGTCACTGTCCTTCCCGCTGACCTGGACGCAATCGGTAAGCAGTTTTTCAAGTAGGTCGCCCTCATCATTCCGGTAGCACCACAGCACGGACGCTTTGCCGTGTTTCATCGACAGTTCCGCCGCCTTCTCGCATCGTTCCGGAACCGTTCGTTTCTGTTCTTCCCGCTGTTCTTCAAGGTTTTGTGCGGGAATGTCAAACAATCTCCCGGCCATCGGGAGAGAGGCTTTAACCTCATGTTCCCGCTGAATCAGTTCGGGAAGGACGTACCCATCGTCAGAGAATCCAAGATCGGAAGGCAACCGACAAGCCCGCATCCATGAGCACACCCACTTCCAAAATGCAGTTTGAGCGTGATGCCGCAATCGGTATTCGTCTTTGCGTCCGAGTCCGCACTCGTATTTGACTTCCTCCTTCTTGAAGAATCGGGTAATCATGTCCATGTATCCGAGTTCTCCGAGGGCTTCGGACGATGTTCCAAGCTCGATGTAATCGTTCGGGGCTGGGGTCGCCGTGCAGAGCAAACGATACGGCAAGAGTCGAACGAATTCAGTTACCACCGCCTTTGTTTTGCCGTCGAAGTTCTTAAGTATGCTCGCCTCATCGCCCACGAATCCAACGAAATCAGCCGGGTTGAACTTCTCCAACTGCTCGTAATTCGTGACGACGATCTTCTCTTTCGGCAACTTCCCGTCACGACTTCGACCAGCTTCAATGCCGAACTTCTCAGCCTCACGCAATGTTTGCGGACCCACGGCGAGCGGAGTTGCCACGAGCACCCGTTCGTTCGTTTTCATCACGACGTTTTGAGCGTATGTCAGTTGCATCATTGTCTTGCCAAGCCCGCAATCTGCCGCTATCTCTGATCGTCCTTTACGGCACGACCACTCGATTAGTGATTGCTGGAACGGTTTGGCAAGGTCCGGCATCCATTGGACATCAAATCCAGAATCGCCGCTGAATGTGGCCTTGCGTTGTAGAAATTCGGTGTAGTTCATTTCGCCCCTGCTTTCCGTAGTGCGGCCTTAGGCCAGAATCCTTTGCCCCGCAGGTACGCCCGCAGAGCCGTTTCGAGTATCGCCCGCTTAGTTGCCCGCTGGTCGGGTTTGCGGCTTGCGATGTATTCATCCAGAGCGTCGCCCGTTTCCGAGTCCGTATAGAACTGGATAACGAA